CGCATAAATAGCAGCAGGTGCCAGTGCGGGGTGCCGTCGTGGTGAGCCTCGCACACGCGAAATCCATAAACGGGGGCGTTCCACCGTTTGAGGGCGGCCCTGGCGCGGCTCCAGAGTTTGGCCAGATAGGCGCAGGTCTCCCGCGGCGTGGCCCCTTGATAGCGTTTGTTCTCTACCGCTTTGCCGTTGTGCTTTTGTGTCCAGGCATGAAAGCGGCTCGGGGCGGTCCAGGTGAAGAAGACCCCCACATGACCCTGCTCCTCGGCATAGTCATTGAACCCCCGCGCACGCACCATCATTTCGTTGCGGCGGTTCACCGGGTTGGCGTTGCTGGCCTCCCAGCAATCCTTCATCGACACGACCAGGTCATAACGCTCGTTCACCACTTCCGACTCGGCCAGCCAGCGCATCATGGCCCGCTTGCGTTCGCGCACCACCTTCATGGTGGCGTTCGATACATAAGCAGATACGCCCTTGCGCACTTTGCCGAGCAGGATATTGATGTGCTCTTGTAGCCTGTCCCAGCAGCGGTTGACGCGCTTCTCCCACCACTTGGCAGAGAGCAGGCGCACCAGCACGCTCAGGATCCAGTTATCCCGCATCTCGTCGGTTTTGAACTTCGGCAGATCGCCGATAAACCCCCACTGGTCGGCAGGCTGGCGCATCAGCTCCCAGGTCTGCAGCAGATCCGCTTCGGCACCTTCTTTGATGCTCTGTTCGATGTGCTTGTAAATGGCTGCGGTCTGGTTGGCAAACTGGTGGGCAATCTGTTTGCGGCCGGAGTCATCGCGCATCTGTTTTGGATCGACCGGGATGGTCTGGAGCTGCATCCGCACCCACTTGGTTCGCTCCCTCAACCAGATGTTGGCGGAGCGGCAATGGGTGAAGCTGCAATCCTTGCGGCGGCGGATGTACTGCTTGAACAGGTTCTTGGTCAACTCGGTGGAGAGCCCATCGAGCTGTTGCATGGCCCAGATCAGATCGTACTGGCCGCGGTCACCAGCAAAAGCGGCGTCAAAGTTGACGCCGGGCAGAGAGTTGCAAAGGGTATCGATGCGCTGCCGCAGCGTTCTTTTCGACAGCGGCAGGCGTTTGGTCTTGCTGGTCATGCAGAGAGATAACCGGATAGCTGTTTGATGTGGGATTGGTAGCCGCGAACGCTCATGAGGGCGTGCTCTTTTAATCGGCGAGCGGCCGCACACTGGCGCAGCAACTGCTTGATGCTGGCGCGGGGGCGGGCAGGTAGCCGGCGCGCATGGGCCAGCTCTCGCTGATAAAGGCGCAGCCGTGCCGCGTCTTCCCGGTAGGTGGCTTGCCAGCGATCTTGCAGGAGCGTGAGCTCCCATTGCAGTCCATGGCTCATTTGATAATCTCCCCCTGTCCATGCAGTGGTGCGCACTCGGCCCACCACTCGGCAATTTCCCGGGCTAGTGCCAACTCCAGATTTGCAGCGGCCAACCAGTAGACGGTGCGCATTGCGCCCAGCGCCAGCAGCTCGGCCACCTGATCCCGGTTGCCTCTGGCATCGCTGCCCGCAGCGATAAACTCGGCGCGGGCGGCAAACCAGTGGGTGGTCAGTTTGCTGACCGGTGTGGTGGGTTGCATATGTGCAGGGCCGGCTTCGCTGTGATCTTGTTGGGCGTCCAGCTCAAACAGTTCGAAGTTGCTCATCGCATGCCTCATCTATTGCCTGAAAGTCCGGCGCATCGATGGCGATATGGCCCGCCTCGATGCGGATTGAGATACCGAGTTCACCTCCACAGCAAAGCGGGGCTGTCGGCAGCAGTTTCGGTTCGTTCTGTGCCAGCCACTCTTTCAGGCTGGCTAGGGTAAACAGCGTGGTACTCATGCCTCATCCCCCATCACCAAATCGTCATCGAGCAGATCCGCAGGCTTGCTGGTCACCACCAGTTGCACCTGGATGTATTCATCCCCCGAGTAGAGTGCGCCCAGGGCGATGCGGTTATCCTCGGCGCGTGCGGCAAACATTTCGGCCAACAGACCCTCGATCACCTTGGGCGCCTGGCTGGCAATCTTGATGGCGTCACTCATGAGCGGGCCCTCCGGTTGAGGTGGTGAAACAACTGGTGCCAGCGCAATGACTGCTGCGCCTGGACTAACAGGGATTTGCCCTCTGACCCCCGATAGGTAAAAGAGGCAGGGCGAGCTTTGGCGGTCAGCCGTTGCTGAAGGCGTGGCAACTCTGCCAGCGCCTCTTGTTCGGATATTGGGTGGAAGATCTGTCTCATGGCTGCACCTCCGGCGTGGCAATGCCGGTCAGCAGCCAGTCGATGTGCCGTTTCAGATCCGGGTGGTTGGCAATCAGCAGGAACAAACCGCCGCCAATCTCGCGGTAACCCAGCTCGTAGTTCTTGAGCGTGGTGGGTGGAATGCCCAGCAGGTCGGCAAACTTCGGGCGGCTCAGCTTCAACTGTTCCCGCAACTGGCGCAGGCGCTTGGCGGCATGGTGGTTGAGCAGATTGATTTGGGTCGGTTGTGCGGTCATGGTCAGGCTCCTTGTTGAGGTGTGCAGGGGTTGATGCGGCTGAACAGAGAAGCCCAAGCCAGTGCGGTGGAACGCTCGAGCAGCGCCACCCCGTCCGGGTGTTGGCTAAGACGGGCGCCATAGCGGCCCGTCAGCTTGCGTTGCTGGATGCGAAGGTTGCGCAGGGCGCAGGGGATCGCTAAAGTTGCCATGTCGACTTCCTCATACGTTGTTGATAAAGGCCCGCTTGGAGTTGCACCTCCGTTAAGCGGGCTTTTTAGTGCCCGATTGCTCTCGGGCCTTCTTGGCCAATCTGGCCAGCGACATGCACCGCATGATCCAGTTGCTGGCGTTTGGCCTGTTCTCTCTTCTTCCGCTCGGCCAGTTCTGCTGGCATCACCTTCACCGATGGGTGCCACACCTTCGGATCACACCCGCTGTGAAACAGCGACTGATAATCCAGCGCAATCACCGCAAGGCGGATCGCCTCACGCTGCTGATAGGGCAGGGCAGAAAGGGTCGCCATCATCAGCGAATCCCACGGCTGGCGGGCGATGGTGCAAATGGCGACTCGTTTGGTCTTGGGCGCATTAAGCCAATCACCGTCGAGGTTTGAACCCGCCCGGTTGAGGTGATCCCGCAACAGCACAATGCCTGCGGTATTCATCAGCACCTGCTCCTCGGCGGTCAGACCGGCGATGTTGCGGGGCTCTGGTTGGGTGTGTTGCATGCTGGTTTCTCCTTCACCTGTGCGCAGAATTTGGCGGCCAGTGAGGGGTCACTGGGCCACCTCTTTCACCCTGCGCGGGACAATGGGCAGCACAATGGCCGGATTGGGCATGGCACTGGGGCTGATGGTTGCGATGATTTCGAACCCCGCCTTGAAGGTGTGGCCGCAATCCACATTGCTGCATTGATAAGTGGCGATGCCGCAAAGCGGGCTCATCCGGATGGATGTGCGAGTGCTGGCGCGGGCACCACAGTGGGGGCAAATCAGTCTCATGGGTTCTCCTAAGCCCCGGCCGCCATGCGCGCCATATCCAGCGCACAAGACAGAGAGGGAATGGCTTGATATTTGTGCTCGATCTCGGTGATCAGCAGGGCGAGGTTGCCCATGGCTGCCGTTGCAGCACCGACCAGCGCATTGCGCTGACCCTTGGTGACGCGGCCGCTCTCCACCACTGTCAGCGCCTGCGCGCCGAGTCCGGCCACCTTGGCCGTGGTGTCGATCACCTGATGGGCCAGGCTCGGGCCCTTCTCCCGCTCGGGGATAGCGATGGCCGTCAGGCCACAACAGAACAGGGCGCCATCGAACAGGGTTTCATCCCCCTCACTTGCCTGGGTGATGGCAATCAGCTCGACCACGGTCAGCTCATGGGGCTGTTCGGGGTTTAATTTGTTACGCAGGAGCTGCGGATTCATGCCAACTCGCTGGGCGATCTCGGCCATGTTGTGACTGGCCGCAAAGCGTTGACAGGCGCTGATCCAGTGCGGATGTTTGCTGGCGTATTCGGTAAACATGCGAGGTTCTCCTTGACCCGTTATGGTGTTTGCAGGTTCACACGAGCGTCATGGTGACGTAGCGCTCAGCCTGATAACGGGCTTTTAGGAACAGGGCGTAAAGATTGACCTCGCGAGGTGCACCCGGGCCGTCTTGCAAAATGGGCAACTGGCCGCGATCGGCGCGTTTCTTGATGGCCCCAATGCTCATGCCTTGGCGTTTGGCGTACTCCTCCAGGCTTTCGCTGACGCGATTACCAAAGGGGTAATCAAGCGGTAACTGGCTCACATCACTGGGGATGCGGATAGGTTTGATTCGAGTTGTCATGATGAATCCTTCTTAGGGGGTTCAAGCACAAGGGGTGGGGTGTTGCGGGGTGCTGCGCGAGTCGGCTTTTAACTTGCCGCCAGTGAGTACCTCGATCTGGTAGGCGCGGCCTTTGGGAACATAGTCACTCCACTGAGAAATGGCTTGAGGCTTACAGCCCAGAGCCTGTGCCAATTTGTTAGTGCCACCGAAGTGGTCAATTGCATCTTTTTTCTTCATCACACACCACCTTGTAAGGTTTACTTTCGAAAGCAAATGTAAAGCTAGGTAAATCATGATTGCAAGCAAAAACTTACAAAAAAGACAAGAAATCTTACGAAAGCAACTTGTAAGATTGCTTACATGAAAATAAATGAACGCATCAAGCAGACACGTAAGAGACTCGGGTACAGCCAGGAGATTCTTGGCTCACGGGTAGGTGTATCACGCGTTTCCATTAGCCAATGGGAGCGGGGAGAAAACACGCCTAATGGTCGCTATCTCAATGAGTTAGCTGCTGCACTGGGAGTCACGGTTGACTGGCTTTTGACAGGCGAAGGGGAAGCTCCAAGTTCGTCTGGGGAACAACGGATACCTGGTTATCACAACGTCGAACCAGCAGTGATTTATCAGGGTAAACGGATCCCGATTCTGAGCTATGTCCAAGCGGGCAACTGGCGTGAGATGTGCGAGCAGGCCACCACCTTCGATGGCAATGTCGAATATGTATCTGCAGGGGGCGAGATCGGCCCCTACGGCTTTGGCCTGTGGCTACGTGGTGACTCCATGGTGCCGCTATTCAAGGAAGGGGATCTCATCATCGTTGACCCTGACGAGTCACCCCAACCAGGGGATTACGTCGTGGCTAAGAATGGCAGCGACGAGGCCACATTCAAGAAATATCGGCCTCGCGGAATTGATGAGAACGGTCAAGAGGTGTTTGAGCTGGTCCCCCTCAACGATGATTACCCCACCATGCACTCCGACCGACAGCACATCCAGATCATCGGCGTGATGGTAGAGCACAGATCATATAGAAAAAGACAAACAGGGCGCTAAGGCGCTCTGTTTGTCTTTGATATGGATTGGAATCAATGCTACGGGAATGTTGTAAAGCCCCATTACAGTCAATGTTCATAGGATGAGTTGAGATGGCCTCTAGCTTTAAAGAAGATATGGATGGAGATTCATGGGAAAAGTTTTGTGAAGACATGCTCAGGCATCACTATGGTTTTGAAAATTTTTTCTCAGTACCAGCTAGAGATAGAGGCGATTTTGGCATCGAGTTCTTCACTACTTGCGGGACAATATTTCAATGTTATTTCCCTGACTCATCATATTCGATGCCTGAATACAAAAAGCATATTCAGAAAAAAATCAACACTGATTTAGGGAAGCTAAAGGATTACGAGTCTGGTATTACTACAATGCTAGATGGGATTAAAATAAAAAGATGGATTTTATTAATTCCAGAAATCAAGACAAAAGATTTCATTTCTTATTGTGCTAAAAAGAAAAAAGAGACCATAGAACAAGAAATAGGATATATAGATTCAGCATCATTTATTGTAAAGGTAGAAACAGACTCATCGTTTCCTGAGTCATCTCTCTTTGCTCGAGAGGTACAGGTAAGAGAGATCAACATATCTGTTGCTACACCTGATGGCAGTGCAGTTGAAGAGTGGGTTAATGAAAACTCAGTGTTTAATGGTAATCTTAATACAAAAATAGCAGTAATTGCTGAGCACAATGTTGATGATATTAGACAAGTGATGATTGGATATTATGTTCAACTAGAAGAACTTATGGATGCTTATCGTGAAAGCTATCCAAACATTCATAGTCAAATAAGTAAAATGGCAATAGATAATTTGACTATTTTAAGGAATGATAATCTTTTCAAAAAGAATCCGGCCAATGAAATATTTGACAGTTTGATGGTTAAAAATAGAAATGCATTTGATAGAATGGCTCTATCTGGCAATAACAAAGAGATTCTTTCAATGGGGCATTTATCAAAGTGGTTAGCTGAATGTAATATGAGGTTTATATTATGAGTGACATCATTTTACACGATAAACCAGCCGAGGTTAAATTTAGCGACTCAGGTTATCCATTGCCGATAGAAAAACGACCATTATGGCGACTCTGCCTCATGTGCTTATGCATCAAGTATTTTGGCCGAGCTGAAACAGGGTTGAATATAACTAAGTTAAAAATTTCCACTTGGATGTTAATTCGATCTCAGCGATGGGATGAGTACATAGACAGCGCTTACAATAATGTGAGGCTTAGTCATTCAGTTGGCGCTGATTATGATACAGATCGATCTATTGAGCTTGGGCTTCGTAAAGAGATTTTCTCATTGAACGGTAAAAATAACATCGTTCTACTTCAGCGTGGTGAAGATCTATTGAACCTATGCGATGAGGTAGATGCATTTATAAATGAAGTTGACTTTATTAAGTTAATAAAGCCAAAGTTCACAGATGCTTTTATATATAAATTAATGGGGTGAGTATGCTTGGCTTATCATTGCAGCACCTAAAAATCTTAGTAAATACAACCGGTGGAACCTATGGAATAGATGTTCCATTTTCTAAAGGGTTGAATATTATTAGAGCAGAAAATAGCTCTGGTAAATCAACTTTCATAAACTCAATCGCATACGCTCTTGGATTAGAGGATATCTTGGGGCCAAGTCGTAAGAAACCATTTCCCCGGTCAGTTGTAACAGCATTACATCGTACTAAAAATGATGAAAAAGAGCTCTTAGTAAAAAGCTCATATGTAGAATTAGTTATTTTATCAAATTCAGGGCGTAAAGCTAAATTAGTAAGAGATATAACTGGGTTACCGGATAAAGTTACGGTTACTGAGGATGGTAAAGAGGAAGATTACTTTCTTGGTAGTGCGGGCACCATTGGCTCAGCAAAAAGTCAGCGTGTATTTCACTATTGGTTAGAAAGATTCATTGGATGGAAGCTGCCCACACTAACGACATTTGATGGGAAACCAAGCAAATTATATCTAGAATGTATTTTCCCTTTGTTTTTTATAGAGCAAAAGCGTGGCTGGTCAGAGCTACAGGCTAATACACCAACACACTATGGGATAAAAAATCTAAAAAAATCTGCTCTCGATTTTATCCTTGGTTTAGAAGATTATGACAAGCAAAACAAAGTTGCAGAACTAACTCTGATATCTAAGTCTCTTATTAATGATTGGGACTTGAACCAAACAGCCGCAACAGCATTGGCTGAATTTGTTCATGCACATATAAAAGTCAATTCGAAAATTAATGATGAAGCTAGTAGTATTGATTCCTTCGAGTATTTTGTAGAGGGGATAAATTCACAGTCAGAGATAAATTCATTAATTTCCGCACTGAAGATTAATTTATCCTCAATAAAGGATGGGATTACTACTTGGCCATTATCCAAAGAGCTAGATGATAAAATTATAGCCTTGCAGCAAATTAATCGTAAGCTTTCTGCTCATAAGCAGATGGAAGAGTCAGAAAGGATATCTCTATCCAAACTTGAAATAAAAATAAGTAAAATTAAAAAAGAGTTAGACAGTTATCGCCAGCTTAAAAGACTACAAGATGTCGGTAGTCAGAAGAAAGTTGATGTTAAATTTGAAAAGTGTCCAATTTGTAATAGCGCTATGCATGAGGCTCTGTGTGATTCAAATCAAGACATTCAACCTTTGACGATAGAGCAAAATGTTGATTATTTAAAAAACCAATTAGACTTTTACCTTGGAATAAAAAATAATCATGAGCAAAAATTAAAAGATCTGCATGTCTCAATAGTTGACTTTGGAGTGAGACAGAAAGTTATTGAAAATGACATTCAGACACTGAAAAGTGATGAACAAGATCATATCAATACATTAATTGAATCAGGTTCATTACGTAAGAAGTTGGAACTGGAATCTAGAATAAAAGAGTTAACTAAAATTACAGATCAACTTAATAAATATAATATCAGAGCTCATCAGATACAGAATGAATGGGCCGTGAACTCTGGAGCTTTAGAAAAAGCTCGTAAATCTGCTGAATTTAGCGTTTCAGCAAAAATTGTCTCTGAACTAGAAACAATACTAAAGCGAAATCTGAGAAAGTTTGGGTTTGATCAATCTAATATTAATTATGTCCAGATATCTCGTCAAACTCTTCGTCCAGAGTTTGACGGCTATGATATTGTTGCGGACTCATCAGCTAGTGATTATATAAGAATTATTTGGTCATATACTTTAGCACTTCTTGAACTTGGAGTTAAGTTACCAGAGGTTAAACATGGAGGCTTTATCATCTTTGATGAACCTCGTCAGCATGAAGCAAATAAGAGTAGCTTCAAATCATTATTACTTGAAGCTGAAGCGATATCTCAAAATGCTGGACAGATTATTGTAGCCACTAGTATTGGCATTGAGGACTTAAATTCATTTGCTATCGGTGATGCAGTAAATCTAGTTGCATTTAATGACGGTGAGTACATTTTGCAAGCCATGTAGCAATGGACGAGATGCCTCATTGTTTAGCTTGTGCGCTACGTAGCTAAGGACTTCTTAAGTGGGTGGAGGAGCAATGTGAGCTTCGAAGCCCACTCTTTTGCCTTCTCATGTAGGTTCCCCTCTAACTAGATGGATGGGGGAATGGTTGCAGTAAGAAAGCAAACATCTGGCAAGTGGCTTGCCGATCTCTACCCAGAAGGGCGACCGAACCAATGTATAAAGCGGTATCAGTTAAACACTGCTAACTAACATCAGATGCTGTATAAAAACACAGTGATTCGATGGAGGAGTGGTGAACGTGAGAATGCAGGGGTTGGGAGCAGTATTGATCTGTGGGCCGCGTGGATGGGTGAGCCCCTTCCTCCTATATAAGGAGGGACAATGAGCATCAAGTCCACCCCCGAGGGGTACCTAGTCGATATCCGTCCGCAGGGGAGGGAAGGCAAGCGGATCCGCAAGCGCTTCAAGACCAAGTCCGAGGCTCAGCAGTTCGAGCGTTGGATGATCGCTACCGAACATAATAAAGAGTGGGTGGATCGCCCGACAGATAACCGGCCGCTCTCTGAACTTATCGAGCTCTGGTGGCGTTACCATGGACAGACCCTGAAAGCAGGGGAGGCGGTACGCAAGAAACTCCACAATATAGATGCAGCCTTGCGCCATCCGCTGGCAAGGCAATTGACCCGGGCGCTGTTCTCCGAATATCGGGCACAGCGACTGAACGCTGGCCGTCAGCCCAAGACGGTCAACCGTGAGCAAGAGATGCTGGGTGGGGTGTTCTCGGTACTCATTGATCTCGGCCATTACCACCATGAACATCCGCTCAAAGAAATGAAGAAGGTCAAACTGGTTGAGCGATCGATGGGCTACCTGACCCAGGAAGAGATCAACGAAGTCTTGGCCGCGTTATCGGGGGATAACCTGAAGGTGGTCAAACTCTGCCTGGCCACAGGGGCACGTTGGAGTGAGGCGGCCAATCTGCGCCGCGAGGAGGTGCGGGCCCATCGGGTGACCTACATCAACACCAAGAATGGCAAGAACCGCACCGTGCCGATCTCTGCTGAGCTGACGAAAGAGATAACAAATGGTGTGAATCGGGGCCCGCTGTTCCGTGGCCTCGACTATATGCTGGTGCGTGAGATGATCAAGTCAGTGGCACCGGATCTGCCAGCAGGGCAGGCGGTGCATGTGTTTCGGCACACTTTTGCATCACATTTTATGATGTCGGGGGGAAACATCCTCGCGCTGCAAAAAATTTTGGGCCATCACAACATTCAGCAGACCATGACCTATGCCCACTTCGCACCGGATTACCTGAGCGATGCTGTGCGGTTCAATCCGCTGGAAAATCCGTTGCCCACCATATGACAAAGTGTCCACAAATTGCCCCAAACAGGGTCATCTGGGGTGACTAAGCGTCACCCATTGTAGTCCCTAACTTATTGATTTTAATCTAAGTTGTTGTTTTTATTAGGCATGTTAAGGCGGCTCAGGCCTCCTTTTTTGCATCTGTAATTGGGTGTTTGTATTCATATTTCTGCGGTATCAGCCATCTTGTCTCCAGACATAACCTGGATGTGGTGCTCCCGGTATGCTGTCACGCCGCGCCTTGATAAAAATGGTGCTGGGTTTGTTCGTTAGGGGCATGTTCCCTTTCATCCTTTGCTGCGCGACCGACGCGCTCTTTTCGCGTTACTCGACATGCTTATGACAACGGTAAGGCAATGTCTAGTCCTGAAATAGGTTTACACATTTTCAACTAGCATTTCTCTACTCAGAACCCCTTATGTACCGCATCGGGGGTT